AAATACAAATACAAATACAAATACAAATACAAATACAAATACAAATACAAATACAAATACAAATACAAATACAAATAACGGGGATAAAGAAAAAAATAAGAGCAATGACGGTTGTCAGGAATTAAAAAATATAGCATATAAAACAATGTTATTAAATGGGAACAATATTAATCCTATATATGAAATTAAAAATGAAAAATCAAGAATTAATTTATTTTTGGAAAATGAAAGCAATGATAGTAAAAATGAGGCATGGAATAAATTAGATAAGACTCAAAAAATAAAAAAATTAAATAATTATGTAGATAATTATGGTAAAGATAAATTTGATTTAAGCAATGAGGGTATAGACTTATTAAAGAAATATTTAAATAAATCATTAGAAAGAAGAAATTTATTAAAAGCAAAAGAGGTAATATATAATAGATTAACCGGAGAAATTACAAATATTCCATATTTATTTTATAATAAAGAAGATAATACTTTTATATTAAAAAAAGACGATAAACATATATCAACAATTAAAAGTTTACCATCAGATAAAAAGTCAGTGGGTAAAACATTAAAAAATAAAAATTGATAAATATAATTAATAATATAATAAATAAATAATATTAATTATATTAATAATGAATAATAAGTTGAAAACCTTTATAAATTATTTATTTATAAAGAAAAAAATATTAGATCATGAAAAAAGTTTGATTTTAAATTTATTGGAGGAAAATTTATATTTAAGTTTAAATTTTTTACATGATAACATTTCCCAGATCATGTATAATGATATAAAACAAGATATGTATTCTTATATTTATGATATTTTATATATAAAATATGTGGAATCTGAATTATTTATAAGTATATCCAATTTAAATAAAGAAGATTTTACAAAACAATTAGAAAATAGTATAGATATTTCAATAAAAATAATTTATAAATATGTAATTCCAAAAAGAGAATATAAACTAAATATTATACGTACATGCAATAATAAAAATATAAATTTAACAAGTCAATATAAAAAAATTAGTAAACGAATAGAAGAATTAAAACAAATTAAGCAACCTGAACAAAGAACTGACGAATGGTATATATTTAGAAATTCTACATTAACTGCATCTAATATATGGAAAGTATTTATAAGTGATTATAGTCAAACACAATTAGTACTTGAAAAATGTGAACCTATTGATATTAATAAATTTAAAGTAACAAATTTAAATTCACCTCTTCATTGGGGGCAAAAGTACGAACCAATATCAACTATGTATTATGAATTTAAATATAATACAGTAGTTACTGAATTTGGTTGCATACCTCATGATAAATATCCATTTATTGCAGCATCACCAGACGGAATTGTTTGTGATAATAAATCGGAATTATTTGGTAGAATGTTAGAAATAAAAAATGTAGTATCTAGAGAAATTACAGGTGTTCCTAAAATGGAATATTGGATACAAATGCAAATACAGATGGAAGTGTGTGATTTAAATGAATGCGATTTTTTAGAAACAAAGTTTATTGAATATAGTGATTATGAAGAATATATTAATGATAAAACAGATAAATACAAAGGTATTATTTTATTATATTTCACTGAAGATAATTCACCAAGTTATGAATATGTACCATTTAATGTAGTAGATTTTTCATCGAATGAATATAAAAATTGGTATAATAGTATAGAAATAAAAAATAAAAATAAGAATATTAGATTTGATAAATATATATATTGGAGATTAGATGTTATAAGTAATGTATTAGTATTACGAAATAAACCATGGTTTGAATATATTTTACCATTGATTCAAGATTTTTGGAACAATTTATTAGATGAAAAAGAATCGGGTAAGTATAAAGAAAGGATAAAAAAAAAGCGAAAATTACAATCGGATGATAATAAAATTAGAATGGGATTTTCATCAAGTGGATGTTTAATAGATATGCCCGATAATAAAAATTCATCAGGTGGATGTTTGATAGATATACCTGTTGATAATACAAATTACAATAATACTACGGATAATAATACAGATAATAATATGAATAATACTACGGATAATACTACGGATAATACTACGGATAATAATAGAGATAATAATAGAGATAATAATAGAGATAATAATACAGAATTAGTTAATAAAAAAAAGATTCATAATTTCGTAATAAATGTAAATACATAATAAATGTAAATACATAATAAATAAAAATATATTTTAAAAATTTATAAAGATAAAAATATATTTTTTAAACAATTTAAAATTATAACAATAAATATATTAATATTAAAATGAAAAAAAATGTTTCAGAAATGTATGTGATTAAAAGAAATAAAAAAAAAGAGATAATTTCTTTTGATAAAATTTTGAAACGAATAAAAATAATTTGTAAAGAATTTGGTTTACATAATATTCTTTATGCTCAAGTTACAATGAAAGTAATTGATCAATTATATGATAATATTGAAACTACAAAAATAGATGAATTAACAGCAGAACAATGTGCTTCTATGGCATCTACACATCCAGATTATACTATGTTGGCTAGTGCGATTTCAATTTCAAATTTACATAAAAATACGAGTGATTCTTTTTATGATACAATGTATAAATTATATAATTTTATAGATGTAAATAATGTAAATTATAAATTAATTAGTGATAATCTAATTAAAACGATTGAAAATAATAAAGAAACAATAGAATCATTTATTGATTATACGCGTGATTTTTTATTTGATTATTTTGGTTTTAAAACATTAGAAAGAGCATATTTAATGAAATGTAATAATAAAATTGTTGAAAGACCACAACATATGTTTATGCGTGTAGCATTAACTATTCACGGAGATAATATGGAAAAAGTAAAAGAAACATATACTGAAATGTCAAATAAATATTTTATTCATGCAACTCCTACATTATTTAATGCGGGAACACCTCGACCACAATTAAGTTCATGTTATTTAATTGCAATGGAATCTGATTCTATAGATGGTATTTTTAATACTTTAAAAGATTGTGCAAAAATTTCTAAATGGTCAGGTGGTATAGGATTGCATGTTCATAATATTAGATCATGTGGTTCTCATATACGTGGTACAAATGGAGTATCAAATGGATTAATTCCAATGTTAGGTGTTTTTAATAAAACAGCGAGATATGTAGATCAGGGTGGTAAACGAAATGGTAGCTTTGCAATTTATCTAGAACCACATCATCCAGATATTGAAGATTATCTGGAATTAAAAAAGAATCATGGAGATGAAGAGTCAAAAAGCAGAGATCTTTTTTATGGATTATGGTTAAGTGATTTATTTATGGAAAGAGTTAAAGATGATAAACTTTGGAGTTTATTTTGTCCAGATAAAACACCAGGACTGGCAGATGTATATGGAGATAAATTTAAGGAATTATATTTAAAATATGAAAATGAAAAAAAATTTATAAAACAAATAAATGCCAGAGATCTGTGGATGAAAATTTTAGATTCACAAATGGAAACAGGAACGCCTTATTTATTATATAAAGATGCAGTAAATGAAAAATCAAATCAAAAAAATTTAGGTACAATTAAGTCATCAAATTTGTGTACAGAGATTTGTGAATACTCAGATGAAAATGAAACAGCCGTATGTAATTTAGCTTCAATTGCGTTGAGTATGTATGTCAATTCAGATAATACGTTTAATTTTGAAAAATTATATAGTAATACTAAAATTTTGGTAACAAATTTAAATAATATTATTGATATAAATTTTTATCCAACAATTAAAACTGAAAGATCAAATCTTTACCATAGACCTATAGGTATTGGTGTAGAAGGACTTGCAGATACATTTTTTAAAATGAAATATTCTTTTACAAGTGCAGAAGCAAAAGAATTAAATAAAATGATTTTTGAAACAATATATTATGCAGCATTAGAACGAAGTAATGAGATTGCAAAAGAAAGATACGAAAATATGTTATATTTGCAGAAAGAATATAATGATGGAAATTGGAATTTTAAAGAAGATGATGATAATAATAAATTTAAAAATTATAATGTAAAAGATGATAAAATAAAAAAACTATTAAATGAATATAAACCGATAAAATGTGAAATTGAAAATTTAAATAATAATGTACTAGGTGCATATTCATCATTTATTGATAGTCCTATAAGTAATGGTAAATTTCAATTTGATTTGTGGAATACTGAACCAATACCTAATAGATACGATTGGGATAAATTGCGCACAAGTATTAAAGTATATGGAATCAGAAATAGTTTATTAACAGCACCAATGCCAACTGCAAGTACAAGTCAAATTTTAGGAAACAATGAATGTTTTGAGCCGATTACAAGTAATATTTATAGTCGAAGTACTTTAGCAGGACAGTTTATTTTAGTAAATAAATATTTAGTAAATGAGCTTTTAGAATTAAAATTATGGAATGAAAGTATAAAAAATAATATTATTGAAAATAAAGGTAGTATACAACATATAAAGAATATTCCAGAAGATTTAAAAAATAGGTATAAAACAGTTTGGGAAATTCCAATGAAAGACATTATTGATATGTCGAAAGATAGGGGAATTTATATTTGTCAATCACAAAGTTTAAATTTGTGGATGGAAGATCCTGAACCGAAAGCATTAACAAATATGCATTTTTATAGTTGGAAAATAGGATTAAAAACCGGAATTTATTATCTTAGACGTAAAGCAAAACATCAGGCTCAACAATTTACGATTGAGCCAAAAAAAAAAGATGATAAAGTAGATGAAGAATGTTTAATGTGTGGCTCTTAATACTTCATAATACTGGCATATGATGGAGGGTCGGAATCATAGTTAATTTCATGAATTACATCATTATTAGTATTTTTTTCAGCAATATTATTTTGATGATTATTTGTTTCATCTTCTTGTTTGTTATAATCTTTACGAATAAAGCAAAAGTTATATAAATAAAATAATATAAAGCACATTTGTATAATTATAATATTTAAATAATATAACTATACAAAATTTAATTTCTCAAAATAAATGTTTTTTAAATCATTATTGATCATTAAAATATCATTATTAGTAACTAATTTATAATAACATCTAAATGTTATTAAAATATCAATAAATGCATCATGTAAATTATTAGGTAATTCTTCATCTGGAAAAGATTTATTAAATAATTCTTTTAATGATGGTGTTTTTAAATATGGTTTTTGTAATTTATTAATTCTTACAATATTACAAAATATTTTTCCATTTTTCATTGTGCAAAATTCTGTTTTTTTAATTTTCATTTTATTTTCATCTGTATATGTAAATTTTTGTTGAATTTTATTTCTATAACATTCAACTAATACAATTCTTTTATCAAATGATATATTGTGTCCAACAACAATATCTGCATTATTTAAATCAAGATTAAATTGTGTTAAAGCTGTTGTAATAGATACCCCATTTTTATTTAAAAATTCTCTTGTTAGTTTATGAATATTATATGATTCTGGTGTAATTGTAATAGAATCATGTATATTAATATAATAGTTGTAATAATCAAAAGTATGTTTTTCTGTATCATATAAAATATAACTTAATTGAATAATAAATGGCCATTTATGATGTTGAAAAATACTAGCATCGGGTTCAGGGAGACCAGTAGTTTCAGTATCAAATATTAGAATATGAATCTGTAATAATGTTATTTAAATTTTATTATATCATTTTTTTTTAAAATAAAAAATTTAATAAAAAAAAAAATTGATTTGAAAATTTAAAAGCATAAGATATTGTAAATTGTAAAATGAGCACCCTTAATAATAGCCATCACATGTTCCAGGAGAAAACGCTAATTATTCCAGATAACGTTTTGCCTACGGATGTTGAAACTATTCGCTATTGGTTTGAAAACTATGATATTGCCAAGGTGGATAAGGTTACATTTTATCTACATGAAGAGCCTGAATATTATGTAGAAGATAAAAATGATTATTATGGCTATGCAATTGTTGAAATTAAGGAGTGGCTATATAATAGTTGTGCGTTTAATTTTTATGAAAATATTTATAACCTAAATGCTAAAATGGTATTTGATGATCCTTATTATTGGGATGTTGAATTTGCAGATACCAGCAAATATAACAATCGTCAATATAGTGATACTAATACATATGATTATAGTAATAATGAATCTTATGTTCCCGACAGTCCAACACCATCTGAGAGAGCTGCTTGTACAACAGAATATCTAGAGAGCGAAGAGGAAGATTATAA